AGAGCGTCGGGATCTGTCTCGTTGACGTTCTTGCCTGTGGCCCGTATGTCTTCCTTGGCCTTGTTGCGCCACACCATCAGCAGGTTGTCCACTTGGTCAGTGATCGAGCCAGAGCCCTTCACGTCGGTCTTGTCCGGCAACTGTGCTTCTGACGACAGCTTGCGGATGTGGTGGACGAGGTGGATATGGATGTTCAAGTCGCGCGCCGCGCTGCAAAGCTCATCCACGAAATTCTTTTGAGCGTTGTAGTCGTCCTCGCCGCTGACGCACTTCATGAGGCTGTCGATGACGAAGTGCTGGATCTGCAGTTCGTCGGCGCAGTACCGGATCACGCCCAGGAGGGTTTCGGTCTTGACGCTGCCCTGCTGGTCGTACAGCCACAGGCGCTTGTCGGTGAAGATCCCAAACTGGTCGTAGATTTCGCGGTAGGTGGCAAGCACCGCGGGATCCTTCATCCACTCGCCGTGCGGTGACTGGCCGGAGAATTGCCGCGACATGCGCTCGAGCGTCTTGCGCGGCTTCATCTCAAACGAAGCGATGCAGCACCGCTCGCCCTGCGTCATCAGGCTCATGATGGCCTGCCCGGTCATCAGCGACTTGCCGTGGCCGTTGACGCCAGCCCACAAGGTGACTTCTCCGGGACGGAACGCGAACAGCTGGTGCGCCTTCTGCCATGGGAGAACTGCGCGTTTGGCGGCGTTGGACTTGCCGAGGCTGTCGATCAGCTCGTTGACCCAGGCCCGCGCCGGGCGAACCTTGCGCTTGGGTTCCGTCTCGCGCGCATAGGCCGCGAAGTCGATGTCGTCCGGGACGAGATTAGCCATGCGCCAGCTCCGATTCCTTGTGCCAGGTCATGACGCCCAGCGTGTCCATAATTTCGATGAGGTCGAACGTCCCGCCCTTCCCCTCCTTGACGACGTGCGCCAGGACTCGTTCAGCGCCGTGGTCTTGCACCGCGCCAAACAGCCGGCGCACGCGCTCCGTGTCCTTTCCGCTGATCGTCACGAAGCAGCGGTGAACGAAGAACAGGTCGAGCGTGTCCGGGTTGTCGGTGCTCTCGACGTAGACGTTGTGCTCCGGGATGGCCCAGCTCTGGACGCCATGCGGGTAGTCGCGCATCTCGACGTAGATCGCCGTTGGCTTCATGCCACCCTCACGGGCCTCAATGATTTCGTCTTGTCCGCGCATCAGATCGCTCCTGCCATGAAGTTGGATTGCCCGGAAGTGGCTGACGACTCCCACCGGCGCTGGTTGAGCCAGACGAGAGGCGCCGGCACGAACTCACCTGCGTTTTTCGTCCAGGTGGCAGACCGTTTTGCAGCATCGACAGCGGCAATGACGGATTCCGCTATGGCTTCGCAACCCTCGGTGCGCCACTTAGCTGCGCATTGCTTTCGAGCAGTCTTCCGCTCACCGTCAGGCCATGAGTCCCAAAACCTGGCGAAGCCAACCTCGTCCGCCCCCTTGGGGGCTTTGGGGGGTTTGTTTGAAGATGAAGATGAAGATGTAGAGCCGTCACCCTGCCGTTCACCAAACCCCCCCTTTGGTGTCTGCTTTGGTTGGGACTTAGGAGGCTGGTTGTCCGCTGCAAACTGGGTTGCAGCGCCTCGTCGATGGCGAACCCACTCGTCTCGGACGAAGCGGCTGCAGTACCAGCAAGCACCAGAACTCGCAGCCACGAGAATGACGGGCTCGCCGTCCTTGCCGGCGTGGCGCGGCGTGTAGACGTAGGGTGCGGCCCCAGCATCAGCGCCCTTCAGAACGTCCTTACTCACCAGTTCGCGCACCAGTTTGAGAGAGGCGCCAGCAGAGCGCGCCAAGTCGGCCAGCGGCCATCGGCACACGCCGTACTCATCAGAGTCATGGAGAACGCACAGAACGTCCATCCAGACACCGCGCGCGGCTTCGCTGCAACGGCGCAACTTGGCGTTGTTGCGCCAGTCGGCGGGGTAGAACTGGAAGGCTGGTCGCTTCACGCAGCGACCCCACGTAGGGCTTCGGTCAGGACGCGCTTGTCGTGGCGAAGCATGTCGATCTGGTCATGGGCTTCGCGCAGTAGCCGTTCGGTCTCGCTCTCGATGCGAACCAGTTGACAACCAACCTGGAAGGCCTGCCACTCGATGTAGACCGTGTTGCCAACGATCCCGCAGAAGCTCTGCACCTTGTCGGCCTGCAGGGTGGCCTTGCCTTTCTTGATGTTGGAGAAGTACCCGGCATCGATGTCGAGGAGCAGGTAGATTTCCTTGTCCTCTAGGCTAGACACGTCACAGGCAAGCGTGAATGCTGCAGCGGCGGTCTTTTTGGAGCGCACCATCTCGATGGGGACGGCGAGCGAAACGGCCTTGCGCGCGAGGGCAAGCTCGGTCTGGCTCTCAACGTGGAAATTCATATGTGAAGCCGGTTGAGTACCCCTGTCAGGCAAAAAAAACCGACAGTTGACACATGGAAAAGTCAAAACTCACCGAAGCGCAATTGCTGGCCTGGGCGCGCACACGGGTCAGGCTCATGCTTGGGCACCTGCTGTTGCTGGCGATGCGCGGGGAGCGGCTATGAACTCGCATAGCTCAGGCAAACGCCAAAGCCACCGACATCACAGCGCCGACTACAAACGCAGCGGCTGCAAGGTCAATGAGGATGCACAGGAGGGAGCGCAAGGGTTAGCCCTCTTGCCGCGGAGAACGCCTGTCCGCATCGAGTGCGTCAGAAATGCGCTCGCAGATCAGGACGCTAGGCCCCTTGAGCTTGCCTCTGGCGATGCGTGCGATCGTGTCGTAGTGCACGCCGCTGGCCTTGGAAATTGCCTTCCAGCGACCCTCACCTTTGATCGCCTGGAGGCCCGTAATGATGGCTGAAAGTGTCTTCATACCCCCAAGTCTAGGCCTATATGCATCAGCGCGCAAGTCTTATCGGCCTAAGACCGATTGGCATCATGCCAGCATGGCAAATGAGGACGAGAAGCCGACTGTTGCGCGCAACCTCAAAGCCTTGATCGGCGATGAGTCGGTCAACTCCTGGGCGCGCAAGCATGGCCTGACGCAGACAACGATCAACCGGATCGTCACCGGAAAGATGGATCCCACCGTAGGCCTCCTAGAAAGGATAGCCGCTGCTGTCAATGAGCAAGGAGGACACCTCGAGGGCTGGCAACTCATGGTTGACGGATTCGACCCTAGGAATCCCCCTATCCTTCTCGCTGCTACTCCCGCCGAAAGACTGCTGTATGAGCGTATCGCCGCCTTCAAACAGGAGGTGAAGCAGCAGGCTGTTGAGCATTCCGACGACAGCCCCCCGTCAGGAGGTGAGAAATGGCTAGGAAACTTGACGAGCCCGAGACGGAGGTCGAGCGACAAATGAGGCCCCCATTCGTCCTCGTGCCGGATACAGTCTCTCGCGATACGGTCAAATGCTTAGAAATTCTCCTTGACCAGGCGAGGCGTGGCGAGATCATCGGGATTGCCTACGCCGTGATGCTCAAGAAACGCGCTTACATCACCAACTCGGCGGGCGAGGCATACCGAAATCCAACATTCAGCCGCGGAATGATTGCTACCCTTGACGACCAGCTCGCAGGCAGGGTGCGCGGCGGCCACGACTAAGAGGAAAAGATGGAAGTTCTAATCATCCTGGGGTGGATCCCCGTGTCGGTTCTGGTGGGCTTCATCGCCAAGGAGCGCGGTAGAAGCATGATTGGCTGGTCGCTGGTCTCCATCGTCGTAAGCCCCCTGCTCGCATTCGTTGCGCTGGCCGTGGTTCCCGATAAGAGCTGAGCCGACCGCTCTCTAAATTCCAAGCTTCGCTAGTTCTGGCGCAATGACATAACCATTGTGTCTATAAAGCTCGTCTGTGCTTAGGCAGATAGGCATTGCGTTCTAAGGCTGATGCGCATAGACTGCATCCATGCGTCGGGGAAGTCCTGGCGCCCAGATGGAGAGCAGACGATGAACACCACCCTGAACAAGATTCGCGCGCACTCGCCCTGCTGCGAAGGCTGGACGAAGCTGCTTCGCCACCTTGGCAAGACCGCCGCCGATGACGAGCCGCTGTCGCTGCTGACGATCCTCGACTCGAACGGCCTCGACGATGCGCTTTGGTGCCTTCGCAGCCTGCCGGAAGAATCGCGACGCTGGCGCAAGCTGGCTGTGAAGTTCGCTCGCACGGTGCAGCACCTGATGACCGATCCGCGCTCGCTGGCTGCGCTTGATGTGGCGGAGCGCCATGCGGATGGCTTGGCTACCGATGCGGAATTGGCCGCTGCCGGGGACGCTGCCTGGGACGCTGCCGGGGACGCTGCCGGGGACGCTGCCGGGGACGCTGCCGGGGACGCTGCCGGGGACGCTGCCAGGGACGCTGCCAGGGACGCTGCCTGGGCCGCTGCCGGGGACGCTGCCATGAAGAAGATGGAAGCCATCTTCCGCGAATGCCTGGAATCGGCTGAGGTGGCAGCGTGAACAACCACGTACACCCCATCTTCGCGGACATCCTGAAGACGTTCGCACCGATACCTGTTGGCAAGGTCGCCCCGGCTCCGACACGCATCCCCGCCCCCTTCCCGCAGCACCTGGACGATGCACGAGCGTCCGTCTGCGAAGCCGGCATGGACGATATGGCTGCCTACGCTCAGACGCTGCCGCGGCACGCAGTCCCGGCCGATCCTGACGACGTGTTCTCGCAAGACGAGGACTATGACGACGCTATTGCCGTCCGCGAGTTGCTGGCGCACCGCCCCAAGCCCACTGTGAACGGGAAACTGATGGGCATTGCAATGGACGCCTGCGCAGCCCTGCGCGAGATCGTTCAGAGCTGCCGTGCTACGGAGAACTACGACCAGTTCAGCGAAGTGGACGTGGACAAGTGGGCCGCGATCTGCGAACGCATGGGATACCGAGCGTGATCCGCGCGCTGCTTCACAAGCTGCTGGTGATCGTCACCGGCCAACCTGACGAATGGGAGACGCCGCAATGAACCGCACCCCCTACGTAGCCCGCATGCCGGGCAAGAACAGCACCAACGTTGTCTGGATCAACACCAGCCTCCACCGCTGCACCGAGATGGAATCGGATGTTGGCTTTCCGCTGGAGGGCTGCCCTGCCCCGAAGGAGCCGACAAAGCGGCATTACATCGCCGTCCTCGCGGTGGCCGCTGTTGTTCTGCTGGCGGTGGTGTCAAGCGTGGTGAGGATTTGGGTATGAGCCGCGCGCAGTTTTGGAAGTGCTATGCAGCATCCCTGGCGCTGCTGATTGCATGCGCTGTGATTCTTGCCTGCTGGCCGAACTGAGGGAACTGAAATGACCGAACCGAAGCAACTGACGCCCGGCCAGCGCCGAATCCATGCATGCGTTCTCGCAGCTATGGAAGAGATCGCCAACCGCGGCATCGCGAAGATGAGCAGCGCAACCCTAGGCGGCTCGACCGTCAGGTTCCGCGGCATTGAAATCGCGATGAACGAGATGAGTGTCGTCCTCATCCATTCCGGGATCACCGTCACGCCGGAATACTCTGAGCTGACGATTCAGGAGCGCGCGAAGGCGGACGCTGGCAAGTTCACACGGTTCGCCACCGTCAAGGGGTCTTACACCTTCGAGGCTGACGACGGAAGCACCGTCAAGGCCACGTACTACGGCGAAGCAATGGACAGCGGTGATAAGGCCGTCATCAAGGCTCAGTCAGTAGCCTTCCGAACGGCACTGTTTCAGACGTTCGTGGTTCCGACCGAGGCGATGGACACCGAGGTAGACGACGGAGAGTCCGAGGAGGAAATCCTACCGGAAGATGCAAAACTCGCTGCAGAGTCTGGAACTGAGGTCTATCAGGCGTTCTGGAAGAAGGCGACTGCTGCGCGCAAGAGAGAGATCGGCGCGCCAGCCCATGAAGCCCTGAAGGCAATCGCGGCGAAGGCCGACAAGGCGGAATGATGCGAGTCGTCCAGCATCCCCAAGGCTCGCCGGAGTGGCTGCAGGCGCGGGTCGGCATCGTCACGGCATCCCGTGTGGCTGACATTCTCGCAACGACCAAGAGTGGCCCTTCCGCTTCGCGTGCTGGCTATCTGGGCGAACTGGTCGCCGAGCAACTTACCGGGCAGTCCGCCGCATCTATCTTCATGAACGATGACATGCGCCGCGGAACGGAACTTGAGCCGGATGCGCGCTTCGCCTACGAGATCAACACCGGGCTTGTCGTCGCCCAGGTCGGGCTGGTGCTTCATCCGACGATGAAGGCTGGCGCGTCCCCTGATGGATTGGTCGGCGATGAGGGCTTGGTCGAGATCAAGTGCCCGCGCACCCATGTACACATCGGCTACCTGGAGGGCGGCAAGCCCCCGGCGAAGTACCTACCCCAGATGGGATGGCAACTGGTCTGCACGGGCCGGCGCTGGGTTGACTTCGCCAGCTATGACCCGCGCATGCCCGAAGCGCTGCAACTGTTCGTAGCACGCTACGAACCATCGATGGATGAGTTGAAGGCGCTGGAGGCCGAGGTCTCGAAGTTCCTAGCTGAAGTCGACGCCAAGGTTCATGCGCTGTCGCTGATCGCGGAGGCAGCATGAACATCAACGCCATACTTCGCGACCCTCAGCAAGCCCATGCCCGTCTGGCAGCGATCTATCGCGAGCTGAAGGGCGAACTGCTCCACGGCCGAGAGCACGTCCTGGCGATCAAGCCGAAGACCCGCAGCCTCGAACAGAACGCCAGGCTTTGGGTGCTGCTGGAGGCCATCTCGAAGCAGGTCGTGTGGCATGGCCAAAAACTCACCGCCGAGGAATGGAAGGACTGCGCGACAGCTTCCCTCAAGCGCCACAAGGTCGTCCCCGGAATCGAAGGCGGCTTTGTTGTCCTCGGCCAGCGCACCAGCAACATGACCGTAGCGGAAATGGTTGAGTTGCAGGAATTTCTCGAGGCGTTCGGCGCCCAGCACAACGTTGACTTCGGCGAAGTGCTGGCGGCTGAACCGGCCTAACCACCACGCAAGTGGAACACCTGTGATCCCCCAAGGGCTCTTTTAACTCAAGGATGAATCATGGACAGTGAATACATGGTCTACGTCGCAGCCGATCCGGAACAACCTGGCGCCGCCTGGGCGATTTGCTCTGACGATCCAGATCCGAAGTGGAAGAAGGAGCTTGCCAAGACGTTGTCCGCTGGCAGAAGGTCGGCGTCGTCCGTGAGCCAGTGTCGCGTCTATGGAGCCTGTACAAGTTCCTCGCCGACTTCGATGGCGATCACGAGCCGGCCTATCTCGCGTCGATGCGGGCCAGCGTGGGCATGTCGTTCTCGGACTGGATCATCGGCAACCAGTTGGTGTTCACGAACCCCTACGACACGCTGGGATCGGAGCGGTTCTTTCCGCGCTACACCGTACGTCACTGCCTGCCCGAGAACCGCAAGAGCCAGTTCGTCTATCTGCGGCCAGACCTCGGCACGCAGGTCTATCGGTACGACGAACTCGCAGCACTGGAGCACCGGCTCGACATCAAGTTGACCCATCGGGTGAATTTCACGCCGCCGGGGCCGGCGCCTGCGCTCACGGACGCCGCACGCGACCACATCGCCCGCTTCTTCGCCTGGGATGCAAAGGCGGCTGCGCCAGCGCGCGAACGCCGAGATTCAGCGATCGCCGCCTAACCCCCTCTCAGGGCTCTTCTTCTACTGACCAAGGAAATGAACGTGAGCGAGGCAAATGAATGAGCTGCATCTCTTCGCAGGAGCGGGCGGCGGAATCCTTGCTGGACAACTGCTCGGGCATCGCTGCATCGGCGCCGTCGAAATCGACGCGCACTGCCAGAAAGTCCTGCTCGCGCGCCAGCGCGACAGAAGCCTCCCAGAGTTCCCCATCTTCTCCGACGTGCGAACTTTCGATGGTCGACCCTACCGCGGACACGCTGACATCTTGGCTGGCGGTTTTCCCTGCCAGGACATCAGCGTTGCAGGCAAAGGCGCAGGAATCGACGGCGACCGAAGCGGACTCTGGTCGGAAATGGCAAGGATCGGTAGCGAGATTCGACCCTACCTCTTCTGGCTGGAAAACAGCCCAGCCATCGTTGTTCGGGGACTCGACCGAGTCCTCTCCGACCTGGCCGCGCTCCGGTATGACTGTCGATGGACGGTGCTGGGAGCTGCCGATGTCGGAGCTCCGCACCAACGCGACCGATTCTGGTTGCTTGCTGCCGACCGCGACCGCGAACAGCTATGGAAGTTGTCAGGGTGGCAGCGCGGGTCGAGATGGCCAGAAGAACCGGCCGAGCCTACACACGATGGCGAAACGCAACCTCTGGCCGACAGCCACCAGCGTGAGCGGGAACAACGTGGGCAGGTTGGACGAGTGGGGCGGCAGTCGCTCGCGGGCAGTTATGCGCACCCTAGTTTCACCCGAGGAGATTGGTGGGCCGCTGAACCCGGAGTGGGTCGAGTGGTTCATGGGGTGGCCCATCGGATGGACAGATTGCGAGCCATTGGCAACGGCCAAGTACCTGCTGTGGCAGCGGCAGCATTCCTTCACCTCGCCAAGCAATTCAAGTGAAGCTCCTGACCCCCTCCCGCACTTCTATCCCAACTGACCGCACGAAGGAGCCCGAGCTTATGAGCAACGAACGCATGGTCTACGTCGCAGCCGATCCGGAACAACCTGGCGCCGCCTGGGCGATTTGCTCTGACGATCCAGATCCGAAGTGGAAGAAGGAGCTTGCCAAGACGTTGTCCGCCTGGGTCAAGCAGGGCGCGACCGTCATGCACGTCCCGCACCTTCAAGGCTGCGACATGCTGGAGAAGTGGGTGCGGCCCACGAAGCCGGCGAAGGCCCAGAAGCAAGCCTCGCTGCTCTGACCCATCCCCTCTCAGGGCTCTTCTACAACTGACCAAGGAATGAATCGTGATCTTGATTCCCGAACTGGAACTCGTGATGCTTCTGACGCCGAAGGTGGCGTCGGGATCAATTCGTCGAGCGATCGTCGAGCGATACCCGAGGGCGATCATGCTCTATCGGCACATGGAGGCTGATGGCGTTCCCGCGGGGTATGACCGCTGGCAGAAGGTCGGCGTCGTCCGTGAGCCAGTGTCGCGTCTATGGAGCCTGTACAAGTTCCTCGCCGACTTCGATGGCGATCACGAGCCGGCCTATCTCGCGTCGATGCGGGCCAGCGTGGGTC